TTACACCTGCAGGTCGGCGCTCACCCGCATGTACACCACGGCGTCATCACCGTGGCCCGCCTGGTAGTGCTCAGTCATTTTGACGTCCGCGTGACCCATCAACCCTTGGATGTATTCCTGCGGGAAACCCTGCTGCTCATAAAGCCACGCACCCAGTGCCCGAATCTCGTGAAAGGTTGGTCTCTCACCGGCTGGCATGTCCTTGTAGGCCTCAGAATCATCACGCGCCTGGGCGAATGACTTCGTCAGGTAATCGGGTGTCACGGCGTTCCAGTGCAGCTTGGCATCCAGTTGCGACCGCTTGCGGGCCTTCGGCGAGTAGTGGATCAGGTACGGGCACACAACCGGCGATCGCATGCACTCGGCAACGACCTCGCGCAAGTCCGGCCCCATGGCAATCTCCAAGTGCACCGGCTTCCCATAATTCTGCGTCTTCCCGGGCGACACCTTGATAGTGTTCTGCTCGAGGTCAACGTCCGACTTCGGCCACATCACGATATCCTCCCGCCGCTGAAGACTCAGCAAACCCAGCCGAATCGCGCGCTTCAGCCAGATCGGCGTCCCCACGTAATTCAAAATCGTATTCAGTCCCTCGACAGTATGGCGCTGGCGCTTTTTCTCTGCCTCTTTCTTGACCAGTGTCAGCTCGGCCGAGTTGCGCTCGCACAAGCCCTTGGCCACGGCGAAGGCGAATATCTGGACAAGCAGCCCGCGATGCTTGGTGTAGGCGTTGTTCTCGAAGCCGTCCAGGTATTCAGCCACGGTCAGCACGTCCAGTTGTCCCATCATCAAATCGCCTAGGTCTTCCCGGTATCGGGCCAACTTGAATTTGATTTCCTTCAGCGTCCGCTCGGCATAGTTCCGAGTGCCCAGCCATTCATCTTCGAATCGCTCAAGGCAGCGGCTGAACTTCGGCGCCGCTTCGCCGGTGAGCATTGCCAGCAGCGCGCCATCGTCGGCCAGCAGGGGCAGCAACTTCGCGTTGGCGGCGTTGGCCAGCTTGATGGCCTCTGCCATCGGCTTGTTGATGCTGGTCTTCTTGCCGGTGATCGGGTTCTTGTACTGCCAATATTTCCCGTTCGGGTAAAGGTTGGCCGGCAGATCCCTGTTCTTGATTGTCCTGGCGCGCGGCGGAGCCATCAGCCCACCTCCATCATCTTGGCGAGCAGGGGATCATTCGACCCCAGCACCACCGCCTGCAGGTCCACGAAATACATCCCGCCTTTTACCTCTCCCACAACTTCGCCTTCCTCAATCCATTTTTTCAATTGTTGCAGACTCGGCTTTCCGCCGGCGTACCGCAGCTTTCTGTATTCGCCTGCCTCCATGAGGCGCGGCAGCCTGGCCGTAATGTGGGCAATGACTTTTGCCATGGTGATGCTCCGCGCCGCCGGCGGCGGCAGAAGGTTGTGGTTTAGCGAGATTGTTGGGCGAGAAGTTCGGCGGCGGTTTTCAAAGCATTTCCCGCTCTCGCGGCTGACACTTCCCCACCGGTGAGCGCCTTGCTCAGACAGTCAGTGACCAGCTCAAGGGCCGAAATCAGCGCCCCGGTGTTTGCTGCTGACTCGCGGCCCATATCCCAGAACAGCTGCGCCCAATGCCCCGCTGGAGGTGGGCAACGGTCTTGCGCGCCGAAGGCCAGCGTTCCGACGATCGAATCACGCAGGTCACGCTTGTAGGCGTTATCGCCGTCGATGCTCAGGCCGCGCCGGCGCAGGGTGGAAACCACCTCGTTCAGGTCGAGCCCTTTGTCCTGAAGCACGATGTCGAGTTCTGGTTTATCAGGGGTGTAGATGGCCAGGCAGAGCTTGGCGCCGGCCGGCAAGGCGGCGCTGATCTTCTCCAGCGCATCGCTCGCTGTTTCGTGGAAGCGGTTCAGTGCGGACATACGAATTCCTCGCCCGCCGTACACCGGCAGGCTGTTGAGTAGGGGGAGGGGTTACCAGCGGTCGAAGAAGTTTCCGCCGCGTCGGGTGTAGGGGATTGATACCAGTTGCTTGGCGGCGTATCCGGCTTGGCGCAGGCTGACTTCCTTGTGGTCGGAGTAACCAACGTGGCAGACCTCGTCGCCGCCTGCGCTGCTCAGGACAATCATTGCCGCCAGTGGCTCGCGTTCGATTTCGTCGCCTTCAATGTGCGCCGCCATCGCGCGGAACCAGTCGGCCAGCTTCTTCCGCTCTGCCTGGTTTTGCAGAACCTTTCGGTTGTGCAGCCGGTTGCTGGCCGGGAATTCGAAGATCTCAGCCATGGATGTTCCTCCGTTGTTACTGGATGAGTGCGGCGGGGACCTTGACCGTTGCACCACGCTTGGCGAAAACCACGGCACGGAACACGGCGATGGACCGGGTTTCGCCGGACTGACGGTTGAATGGATCCCGGGCCGTATCGGCCAGCCAGGGTGACGGGTGGCCACGCTCGACCCAGACGCCGTACTTCGTGATCAGTTGCTCGGCGTCGGGCAGGGCGAATAGATCCAGCTGGCCCGCGACGGGCTGCTGGTCACCCTCGATCGCATTGATTACCCAGTCCAGCGCCGGGCCGGCCAGTTCCTCGGTGCGGACGCTGACCATCTGCTTCATCGCGGGCGACCCTTGGTCCGCTCGGCCAGCTCACAATCGACCGCCAGTTTCAGCAGGTTTCGCGTGGTTGGTCTGAAGCTTCCCGTGTCTGGATATCCCTCGGATTGGTGGCCGTCTGGGTGCGCTTCGAATGGCCCATGCCAACTCCAATTCATTTTCCAGTCTGCCCAAACTGTGTAGGTGTCCATGCCTTCACCCCAGTAGTCGGTGCCACCGCCAACACTCCGACAGTGCCTGACGTTTGATCGCTGGTCGTATGCCAGTTCGGACAATTCATCGTCGCGCCATGCCTTTCCATACAGCGCGGGGTGGAGCTGAACCAGGCGCTGGCTGAGTTTTTTCTCGATTCGAGCTTTCATCGCCACGGCCCCTTGTAGATGAGGTAGGCCATGTAGAGCGGGGCGAAGATCATAGTAGGTGCGCTCCTGCTTCGAGTAGGCCGTCGCGATCTTCGCGCAGGTTGTCGCGCTCAGCCTTGAGCTGGTCGCGCTCCCTGATCAAAGCCTTGATGGCTGTTGAGATATTTCGGTGACCGAGCGTGATGGTGATGGCTTGCGCTTCGTCGAACAGCCTGACCTTTTGGTCTCGATCGTCCGCCGCCCGCGCCGCCAGTTCCTTTTCCCGAATTTTCAGGCAGCGCTTGCAGGTGACGTGACACCAGTCATTGGTGAGCTGGTCGTCGGCCATGTAGCCATCGGTGCCGCAGTAAACGTGATCGGGCGGATCCTGATCGGCTTCGGTGCCGCCGTCCCACGGGTAAAGGTGAATCGCTTGTTTGCTCATCCGATCACCGCCTTTATGGTCAGGGCCAATGGAAGCCAGAAGAAGAGGGTGCAGCCGAGTAGGCACTTGGTGATCATGGCGATAGCTCCAGTTCGGCTGGCGCTGTAGCGGCCAAAGTTTCGACGGCCAAGGCGTACACGTCCGGGTGCTGCTTATCGAAAGCCGGCATGTGTTCAGTTTCGATCCATGTGCCGCGAACGGTGCCCTTGGCCAGCCACGCTGGCTTGCTCCCGGGCGCCTGAGTCCACGCGGTGACGCCGATACCGTGGCTGGCGATCTGTTTGGCGGTGATGAAGCCTTGGCGGCGCATTTGGGCCAGAACCTTCAGCGCCGACTCTTTCCACGGTGTCAGTCGCACCGGTGCCGGCACGCCGGCGGGCAAGTTCGTTACCAGCACTGGAACCTGGCAGCGTTCGGGCGGGTTCCAGTCGAACATGTACCAGTCATAAAACGGTTGGTGATTGCTGACCTCTAGCAGCGAATGATCGAGGCTGAAGGTGAAAAAATCACCGTGGCGCGTCCAACTCGACCTCGGTACGAGGACCCTCACGCCGAGGTGTTCCAGCATCTTCACGATTCCTTTGCTGGCGTCGGTGATTTTGCTCACGATCACCAGCCGGTAATCCGGTCCTGCACGCCCGTAAAGCTCGTCGCCGCGACACGGCAGGATCTGGTCAGCCACCTTGGCGTTCAGCTGCATCTTGGCCTCGACGCCGATCTGCCGGCCGTCTTCGTGCACGACCAGCACGTCGAAGCCAGCAGCCTCGGGGTAGCACGTCCATCCGGGCATTTCGTTGAACTCCTGGATGAACAGCGCGCAGAGGTCAGCCTCCTTTTCGATTTTCTCGATAGGCATGTCTCGTCCTTGCCGCTATAGCGGCTGACTTTGAAGGGGGAGGGAGTAAAACTGTGGTAGGAGTACGGATGTACTCCTATGCGGCCGGAGCTGCCGCTTTCAACTCGGCGGACGCGTTTCGGCGCCAGTTTTGCGGATCTTTCAGGTAGTGGCCGAGCATCCAGTGGATCGTTACAGCCTGTTCGTCCTCGGCCTTCTTTGCGATCTCATGCCCCATCAAGCGCAGTGCCTGGGCTGTGTGGATGTGCTGGAAACACATTTGCCCAAGGATCCACCGAAGCTCATCAGTGAGCGGCGGCGATGCGAGCTCATCAATCCTCTGATCCGCTGCGTTCAGGCGCTGCTGCAGGGCGTCACGCTCGTCTCGGTACCGCTGGCCCTCCGCATGCTTGCCTTGGGCTGAATCACCGTTGATTTGCACATAGCGCTTTTGGCGAGCCACTTCTTCCTGCAACTCGCTGATCAGTTCCTGCGCCTGGTCGACTATCTTCTGCGCTTCGTGCACATCGATCCAGTTGCCATAGCCTGGTCTTCGAATTTTTGCACCGAGTTTCCGGAGGGCGAAAGCAGGAAGGCGTAGCGCGGTAGAGCGTTCAGCTTGTCCCAGAACTCGAAACCTTCACGCGTTTGTATGTTGCGCATCATGCAATCTCCAATCAGTTGTCGGTACCGGTGTAGGTGCGCCAAGGCACCTTCACGCCGTTTACGAGGAATCCCCAGTCACCGCGCCACTTGCTGGTGATGAAGAGAGTGAAGACGCCGCCGGGGGATACCTGGTCGATGCGGTGGTATTCGCCGTGGTTGAGGCGGGCGGTGTCGCCTTGGTAGCGCATGATCCACTCACAGGTATTTCTCAATACCCAGGCAACCACCTTCGGATCAGGCTTCGAAACCATCGCTGCCACGATCTTCTCTTTCCATTCGTCGCTTGACGGCCGCTGCTCCGAGTACCAGCCGCGCAGGATGATTGTCCGGGCGTTCCAGGGATGATCATGTAAATCACGGTCTTCATCCGGCCGCAGGATGTGGTGGATCCGGAACGACCACGGGCACCACCAGAACTTCGGCTTGTGCGTCTCCCGGCTGTAGGGGTTGAACAGCCACCAGCGGCCCATGTACATCTCGGTGCCGTCGGCGGACATGATGTGCTGGTACGGGGTGAGCTTGGCGCGGGCGATGAACCAGTCGGCGAGGCGCCAGAAGAGATTGATCATCACGCTGTCTCCTGTGCGATGTCGTGCCAGCTATCGACCTCGAACTCAGCGGGGCGCAGGCCAAGACGGGCTCCATCCAGCATCACCACCGCCACCGCGCCGTGGCTGTTCGTCCACACCGGATAAGAATTGCCGACCGTGGCCACCGGCACATCGCCCTTGATGTAAGCGAACCCGATGCTGGGCATTGGATCGGCGGTGACGGTTTTCAGCATCCGGACCGTGCGCGGCACTCGATCGCCGAATGGGTAGCTGTTGCTGCGCTTGTGCAGCGCCGGACAGTCGATACGGTTTTCTGTGGGCATGGCAATGTCCTATGCCGGGGCATTCCCGGGCGGTGGAGGGTTTGACTTCTTGTTGTGTGAGCGATTGGCACAAAACCTTTCAGCAAGCGATTTAGAAAACGCATGAAAGACTGTCGGTGACTAAAACCACCGGAGCGCTTCCGCATGAAGCAACTGATTGCTGAGTTGATGTATCAAGTTCTCGTCGAGCTGTTGAGCCAGATTCTGATGCGTCTGGCCGATTGGCTGTCGGCGTTGCCGTGGCTGTGACTACGCCGCGGCTGCCTGCTGCTCGACGGCGCGCCACGGATCATTGGCCCGAGCCAGTGCTGCCATCGGCGGAGGGCTGACGCTGTTGCCGCACATGTGCACCTGCTGGGTCTTGGTGAACGGCTTGCCGTCGGCGCCGTGGCTGATGATGTAGTCGGCGGGGAAGCCCTGGGCCTTGTACAGCTCGGCCGGCTGGAGCATTCGCAAGCAAATGTCGACGATCACGTACGGCGTGCCTTTGATGGTGACGGTGACCAAGCCAAGCCGATCCTTGGTGGTGATCGTTGGCGCTGGCGCGTCGGCGGCGCTCATGTTCTCGGTGCCGTAGTAGCTGATCAGGAATGCCGCGACACGCAGCGCACCGGCTTCAACCTCTGGCGAGAGCTGCAGCTCGACCAGCGAGCTCTTGCCGCCACCGCCGGCGGTGATCGTCGGTGCCGGTTCATCCACGCCCTGGCCGACACTGGCTCCGAACTGGCGCTCCATGAAGGCGGTTACCAGCCCGTGGTGAGTGCCGCCGGCGCTGATGGTGTGCAGCGGGTCGCCGGCGGCCCGCGCATCACAGTTGCCGCGCAGGTGCACCAGGTTCGCGGTCACCAGCTGCTGCTGGCTGCCGGTGTTGGTCACCGTGGTCATCGGGTCCTCAATGCTCTTGGCGTCGGTGGTGTTGAATCCGCCATTCATCTGGGCCATGAAAACCGTGGAGATGCCCATAGCGTGGGCGGCGCCGGCCGGGCGCTGGTAGTTTCCGCCGCTGGTGATGGTCGGTAGCGGCTCGTCGAGCGCCTTGCCTTCATCCGAGAACCGGAACTTGACCTGGTGCGCCGCCGCGAGTGCGCGGTGGTTCTGGGTCATCAGCGTGCCGACTGGCTGATCGGCTGACGCCGGTTTGCCGCTGTACGCAGGACCACCAGCACCAACCATCACCGGGCTGATCAGCGTCAGCTCGCCACGATTCGCGCAGGTGATCGTCGGCAGCGGGGCGTGAGGATCGTTGATACGGTCACTGCCCTGGTGCGTGGCTGGCGCGATGATCGGGCTGGCCATGGCGAACGATCCGCCGCGTGGCCAAGATGTCACGGTGCGCAGTGGCTCGTTTGCGGACTGCACGCTTTCGCCGGACCAGTTCGCGATCGGCACAATGAACGGGTCGGCGGCATCGATGACAAACTTCTTCATGCCTTTGGCGATTCGCCGCAGGGTTGCCGGTGCCAGCGGCTTTGGCCGGTCGAAGATGCTTTTGCTCGGGATAGTCCAGTCGATGCACTCGGCGGCGGTGCGCCATTTCTGCTGTCCCTTGGCTGGGTTCTTCGCGTGGGTTGGCTCAGGCCACACTATCGGCTGACCATCGCAGCGGGCGATCATGAATAGTCGCTCACGGCTGGTTGGTGCGCCGAAGTCGCAGGCCTTGATCACTCGCCATTCAACGGTGTAACCCAGGCGCTGCAGCTCGGCGACGAACACGGCCCAGGTCTGCCCGCGCCGCGCCGGGTCTGGCACCAGGAACTGCTGGCTGACCGGGACGACTTCATCAGGTGCGGCAACGCCGCCGCCAAGCTTCACGACTCGGCCGGTTGCCTTGCAGCGCTTGGCGATCAGCGGCCCCCACTGAAGGATCTGCTTCACGTTCTCCAGGCTGATCACCCGTGGCTTTTTCTTGCCGGCCCACTTCAGGCCGATCCACGACAGGTTCCGGATCTCACGCTTGCGTGGCTGGCCGCCGGCGGCCTGGCTGTGGTGCGTGCAGTCCGGCGACATGTGGAACCAGCCCACGGCCTTGCCGCCGCACTCGGTATCCGGATCGCCGTCGAACACGTCGGTCGTGTAGTGCACGGCACCCGGGTGATTCACGGTGTGCATGCTGATCGCCTGAGGACTGTGGTTCTTCGCAACGTTGACCGCGCGGCCGAGCCCCATCTCCAGCCCGGTACCGGCACCGCCGCCACCGCAGAAGAAGTCGACAACGATCTCATCGTCCTGAGTGCTGAAGCCGAGTCCGTATTGAGTTTTGAAGTCGAAGGGGTGTTTCTTCTGTTGTGCGGACATAAGAGATTCTCGCCGGTATATTGCGATTTTTGAAAAGGGAGTGATTGGTAATGCCTAGGGAACCAGAAGACGGTTGGTTTAAACCTTGGAATTCTGTGCAAAATGCAGTCTTGCTTCTGGCTTTTTGCTTCGTAATAGCGCTTTTCGACTTGAACAAAAGCGAGCTGGCGAGTTGGGTGCAGGCAATTGGATCGATAGCATCGATTTGGGCTGCATTCTTAATAGGAAATAAGCAGATAAGAAAACAGAACCAAATACGCGAACAGGAAGTAGCGAGTCGATCTGCAGCGTTTTATTTCGTAGTTCAAAATGCGGTTAACGGTGTTAAGTCATTTGGTTCGTTAATTGATAATGGCAGTCCTTCAGCACTTCTTGTTGAGAACTGGCGAAAGATTCATTGCCAGTTGCTGAAGAATTCCAAAAATTCGTTGAGTCAGCTTCCATCCTATCAACTTGGCAGTTATGAGCTCGTCGATAGTTTTCATCAGATTTGCGGATCCATTGATACGATCGTTGCCCGAGTTGAGGCAGCGTTCGTCAAAGATGCATTTCAAGAGCAGGAGCTTGCTTTCATGCGTCAGGAAGTAGGGTTTCAATGTATGATGTGCATGAGGAACTGGGGTCGGTTTGAAGAAGCCTCAAAAACGCTCAATAACGTTATTGCGCTTCCTTAATCGATTTATGCCTACGCATCTGACTTATCTCGACCGAGTCGAAACTCTTCACGGTCAAAGGCGAGTTTTAACTTCCGCGACACGTTTTCGGGTATCACATACTCGTGTCGCGGCGGAGTGAGCAGGGGAAGGGCGCCGCCCGGGCCAAGGCCGTGCAGGTGATGAATCATCAGCGTGATCGCCTCGCCCGGTTCCTCGATGCCGCTCCAGGTCATCAGCTCAGCAAGAGCTTGGCGCGTGCCGGGTAGGCAGTGGAGCCTGATCTCTTCTTCGCCGCGGCTCTTCCTCTTCGCCGCGGCTTTCTCTGAGCGTTCCGCATTGCTCTTGGCCACGGCCTACCTCTTCAATTCCGCTGGCCGGCAAGTCCAGCCAGGTCTGTCGGCGGCGCGTGGCCGCCCGGTTGGTCATCCGCCTCATGAATCGGCGTACGTGAAGTCGTTTTCTCGGGCAATCAGCTTTGCGCGCTTGTGATCGATCCCGACTTCGGTAGCGGCCTGGTACAGCGTGGCGCCGTTCTCGGCCAGCTTCTTCAGGGCCGGTGCCAACTTGTCGCGTTTGGCGCGAAGCTTGTCGCCGTAGGCGGTGCCGAAGGTCAGCTCTCGCTCACCGGACACACCCGGCGCGATCTGTTGAACCTGCTTGCCGGCGCCGAAGAACTCTTCCAGCGCCCGGTTCAGGTGATCGGTGATCTGCTCACGCGGATCTGGCATTGGAACGCCGATCATTGCCGGTTACCTGAGAGCGTCACCTTGACCCCGTCTGCCTGCGATTCCAACGCCTGGGCGAAGTTCATCGCCTCCTTGTAGGTGAACCGAAACCCCTTCACCTTGCCGGTCGACACCTCGGTGATGTGGAAAGCGTGGGTGCCTTTGGCAACGACCTGATAGCGAATCTTCTGCACGGGAGGTTCCTTGCCGATCAGGGAGTAGAACTCGGCGGTGGCGATGACGTTGCGCAGACGAAGTGCTTTGAGCCCGTCGACGCGTTGCTGCAAGGATGGGTGCATGGCTGATCCCTCGGTGGTGGGGTTGCGTTCATTCGTCAGCACTCGGCGGCGCCTGCTGGTTGCCGTTGGGCGCAGGGGAGAGTGCTGACGCAATAAACGCGAGGCGTAAAAAAGCCCGGTTGCACCCGGGCTTTTCGTTTGCTTCACACGAAGACCTCCCTACGTGAGAAGCCCACCAGGCTCGCTACTGGCGACAGCCTGGGGTTGAATCATCAGCGGTGAACTTGAACGTAGGGGTAGGCCTGCCGGTTGCCCGGTGGTGCGCGGTGACACCGTCGACCAAGATGTCCGCTGCCTGCTCATGGATTCTCGAGCGAATAGTCAGGCTTTCTTCGCTACCCAAGTTGAAGCGCTGGTCTATTTCATGGTGGTCACCCTCACTGTCGCGCCGTTGGCATCTTGGCGGGCGCTCGCCGTACTCATCTGGTGTTGCATGCAGGTGGGCGGTTATAGGCCGCATATTCGTCCGCATCCCAATGCACCCTGTCGCCAAGGTGCAGCAGTGATGCATTGCCGTCGTTTAAGCGATAAAAACACCATCGTTCGATTCCCCAACTGGACCTTGAGGATTCGGACCGTCTGCCTGTCCTACGATGATCTCCCGCCGCATAGCCTCGGCGACCGCCGCCGACTGGCGATGAACGCCCAGCTTGAACATGGCGTTGGATATCCGCTTGGCGACCGTTCCAGGCTCAACATCGTGTGACCGGGCGATCTGTTTGGCGGTAAGGCCCTGGGCGACTAAAAGCAAAAACTGAAGTTCTCTGCGAGCAAGCCCAAGGCCGAGATGGCCGATCCATGTGCCGCTCTTGATGATTGATTCCATGCTGTGTGCCTCTCGGTTGATTTCCCAATGCGCCCGGCTGGCCAGGCGCATCAGTGAAAAACACCGTGTCCCTTCGGCGCTGCTGGCGCGGTATGGGCTCATTCAAGTTGTTCGTCCGACCGCGACACCGTCCGCCGGATAACTGGATTTGGCGCTTTACGCTGCACGCCCGGGTCAGTTGCCAACCCTCTGAACCGTTGAGGCCGGTTCATCGCTGCCTTCCATCTGGCCGGTTGTTATCCGGCGATGGGCAAAATATAGGGCAGCCTTTATTTCGAGTCAACAGGTATGCCTTTATTTTTTATTTAAGGCAAAAAAAATCCCGCGTTTTGCGGGATTCATTACAGGTATGGGCTGAATTACCAGAGAGCGGAGGACCAGAAGACCCGGCCGAGAACCGCGATTTCTTTCTCGAGCATATCCTGAGGTGTGTACTCCTCGTCAGGATGCTCATCACGGTTGTAGCTGCGCATGCGAATGCCGCCACCAGGCAGTCGGTATAGCGTCTTAACGCGGAGCTGGCCGCCGTGATCCAGGGCGTACATCTTCCCGTCGGTTATGGTGGTTGTGCCACGGTCAACGCCTACAGTGCTTCCGTCGGGCAGTACGGGCTCCATGCTGTTGCCGGAAACTGTTACGCAGACAGCCTCGGATGGTTGGACGCCCTGTCGGCGTAGAGTCATTTTCCCGAACCGCAGCTTTTGCCTTGGTGACTCGTGAACTGCCGTTATTCCAGCACCTGCTGACAACTCGACTTCCTTGAGAAACGGCACATAGACCTCGTCATCATCCAGCGGGGTCTCATCGTCCCATACGTCGAAAGACCCGATTAGCACGGCGTTTGCTTCGACTGTAGGAGGGCGCTGATTACCTTCCGGTGAACCAGTCCCCTCAGAAAGCCAAACGGGGTCAACTCCGCATATCTGAGCCAGTTTTATCAGGTGTCCAGAGGTGCGAGTAAGCCCTCGCTCTATCTCCGAGATGGATGCCTGTTTTATGCCTGCCCGATCAGCGAGTTCAACCTGGGTTAACCCGGCGCCCTTTCGTGCTTGTTTCAATCTGTCTTTGAGTTCCATGCCCGCCAATTTATAGGCCAACCTTTGCAGTTGCAAAAAGGTATCCCTTTCCATAACATAAAGGCATCCCTTTATATGGGCGGAGATTCGATGAACAACACTTTCAAAAAACTTGTAGAGCACTTCGGCTCCCAAGCAGCAACCGCAGCCGCCCTTGATGTGAAACAGGGGACTGTAAGCGGTTGGGTTCGGGGGCTTCACGGCTGTTCCGCCGAGGCCGCTTTGAAGGCGGAGATCGTTACGGAAGGAAAATTTCTTGCGCGTGACCTGCGACCAGGACTTCCAGAGAACGCTTCCCGATTGTTGGGCTGATTATCCAGCAGAGGGGGCGGTACTGGCAGTGCGTCGGAAATGCTGGAAATCCATACAGTAAAAAAACGCAGACGAAAAAAAGCCGGTGGCTAGACCGGCTTCTTCAAACAACAAACTTGAGGGGCCAGTATGAATACGAACGTCACCCCCGGCAATACCCCAATTCCTGCGACACGTTTTGCCCAATCTCAAAACGTGTCGCGACACATGTCTTCGCGTGAGATCGCAGATCTGATTGGTAGCTCTCACGACAACGTGCTGAAAACCATCCGCGCCCTGGTCGCGAAGGGTGTCGTTTCTTCAAACGACACCCCCTATGTCCACCCGCAGAACGGCCAGGTCTATCGCGAGTTCCTGTTATCGCAGCGCGATACCCTGGTCGTCGTGTCCGGCTACAACGTCGAGCTGCGCGCCCGAATCATTGATCGCTGGCAGGAGCTGGAAGCGCAGGCGGGTCAGTTCCAGATCCCGGCCACTTACGCCGAGGCGCTCCAGGCTGCTGCTGATCAGGCGAAGGACAACCAAAGCCTGCGCCTGGTCATCCTCGATCAGGCCCCGAAGGTTGCGGCCATCAATCGTCTGGCAGCCGCTGTCGGTGCGATCTGCATCACGGACGCCGCGAAGCACTTGCAGGTTCAGCCATCGAAGCTGTTTGCCTGGATGCAGCAGAACCGGTGGATCTTCCGCCGTCATGGCTCCGGTCGGTGGACTGCCTACCAGCCACGAATTACCTCGGGCCACATGGTCCACAAAGTCACCGCTCTCAAGCCTGACTCAGAAACCGGCGCTGAGCGTGCCGCTTTCGATCCTCTCGTTACCCCAAAGGGCCTTGCCCGTTTGGCCGAACTGAATATCGGAGCCTCGAAGTGAGCGTTCAAGCAATGTCATGGGCGCTTGCGCTCCGCAAGACCGATCTCGAAAACCCGGCGGCTCGTCACGTTCTGCTGTGTCTGGCGAACTACGCCGGTAGCGATGGACGAGGTGCGTTCCCGTCCGCCGCGACCCTCTCTGAGGACACTGGCCTATCCGAGCGCACGATCCGCTTGAAACTTGATGAACTGGAGAAAGCCGGCTTCATCGTTGAAGGCAATCAAGCGATCGCTGCCGCGTATATCGACCGCCGTGACCGCAGGCCTGTGGTGTACGACCTTCAGATGAAGCGGGGTGCAAATGCTGCACCCCGTAAGGATCGGGGTGCAGATGACCGCACGGGGTGCAGCTCACAGCAGAACGGGGTGCAGGAAAACGCAGAACGGGGTGCAGCAGCTGCACCCAATCCGTCACTGAACCATCAAGGAACCGAAGAGCAGCTGCAGCAGCGCGAGATTGATGCCGCTCTCGACGAGCAGAACCGCGCAGCCATCGAGTCGCAGGACGACCGTCAGCGCTTCGCAATGTTCGCGACCTGGGAGCCGAACGAGAAGTCTCTATCCGATCAAATTGCAATCGCCAGGCTTCCCGCTGATGCGATACCTGACGCCGCCGTGCGGGCTTTCATGGGTTTCTTCGTTGCCAAACCGGCCACCGTCGATACATCGGCGGGCTGGTGCCACCGACTGGTGCAGTGGGTGAAGCGTGAACGTGTGCAGGCAGCAGGTCGTGGTCAAGAGCCTGATTTCAACGACACCAGCTGGGGCGATGACCTGGGAGGTCTGTGATGAATTCCGTTTCGAATGTGCTGCAAATGTTGCCCAACGTAGCGTCGGCCGAGGTGGCGCCAGTGAAGGCTGACCCGGGAACTGTCCAGGTCATCAACTCGTTGTTTCGCGAGCTGATGGCGATTTTCCCGGCGTGGAAGCAGGCATGGCCTGACAAAGAGGCCACCAGCGCCGCTAAAGCTACGTGGACCAAGGCCTTCATGGCCGAGAAAATAACGACGATCGAGCAGATTCGCTTCGGCATCGAGCAGTGCCGGAAGCTTGGCTCTGACTTCGCGCCGAGCGTCGGCAAGTTCATCAATCTGTGCCAGCCAACCCCGGAAATGCTCGGCCTTCCTCCACTCGAAACGGCGTTTCGCGAAGCGTGCCGAAATGTTCATCCGTCGATGGCCGGCCAGGCGAACTGGTCGCACGACGCAATCTGGCACACGGCCAAGGAGTCTGGCTTCGAAAGCCTGAACCGTTTGGAAACCTCTCTCTCGCGCAAGCTGTTTGAGCGCAACTACGTGATCACGGTTCGCCGCTTGATCGATGGGTTGCCGCTGCAAAAGATGCCACTGGCATTGCCGGCCCGTGTTGATGGCCGCCGGACGCCTGAGGTCGGAAACAGGGCATTGGCCGAGCTGCGCGCCATGCGTTCAGGGGGTGTCCGTCATGCCTGATCGCCGCCTCGCTGTCCCTGAGATCGAAACCTACCGCTGGGCCGTGTTCTGCTGCTCGTTCAAGGTCGACTTGAGTTCGCCGCCGGATCACGCACTGGCGCTGTTCGCCGATTCGGCCATGGCCAAACGCTACGGCGCGTGGATGTGGCCGGGCACCTTCGAAGTGGTCGACGTCGTTACGGGGAAGCCGGCATGCGAGTGAGCTCGAAGAAGCTGCGCAACTCGGCCCGAGGACAGGACTGCACCGTGCGCCTGCCGGGTGTCTGCAACCACAACCCGGAAACCACCATCCTCGCGCATTTGCCGTGCGGACAAAAGGGCATGGGCATGAAGGGCTTCGACACCGTTGCGGTGTACGCCTGCAGCTCCTGCCACGACGTCATCGACGGTCGTGCCGCCGGCGAGGTTGATTGGTCCGACATGCCGCGCGCCATCGCCGAAACACATGAAGGCCTGATCCGGGCCGGAATTCTCACCGTAAAGGGGGCTGCATGATCGACATGACGCTGCCGTGGCCGCCAAAGGAGTTGAGTCCGAATGCGCGCGTGCACTGGCGGCAAAAACACAAGCATGCAAAGGCGTATCGCCGCACCTGCGGCCTGATCGCGCTGGCGCTGGATGCACCGCGCCTCAGTGGCAAAAAATACTTCTGGGTGACGTTCTGCCCGCCGAATCGCCGGGCCTATGACGATGACAACCTGCTGGCCCGCTTCAAGGCCGGCCGTGACGGTGTTGCGGACGGCCTGGGCATCGACGACAAAAACTTCGTCACCACGATCAACATCGGCGAGCCGGTGCCTGGCGGCGCTGTGCGTGTGCACATCCGGGATTACCCAATCGACCCGGAGCCGAACACGCCATGAGCCAGAGCCTACTGACCACGTTTTCAGACGCCGAGATCCGCCGGCAATCGGCCAACACCGGTATCCGTGACATGCGTGACGCGCGGTTCCCGGGCGTTTACTTCCGCTTCCACAAGAACCGCGAGCGCGGTACGTGGCACCTGGTGGTCGGCAAGAAATGGGAAAAGATCGCTCGATTCCCGGATCTGCCGGTGAAGGGTTTGATCAACGCGCTGCCGAAGATCCGCGAGCGCCTGGCCGCAGATCCAAAGGCCTCGGCATCGGCCGGCACCCTGCAGACCGTTGGCCAGTTGCTGGAGTGGTTTGCCGCCCGACAGGCCGTTGACCGAAGCCTTTCGGATAAGCGCCGCTCCACCAACACTTCGATCATCAGTCTCCACTTGAAAACGCGTCTCGGTGAGCTGCTGGTGGACGATCTCGACCGGTTCACCCTGGACAAGCAGTTGATGTGGCCGATGCAGGCCGAGTTCTCGCTGTCCTACGTCCGCCTGGTGTGGGGCGTCCTGGTGGTGGCTGTCCGGCAGGCTGAGAAGCTGCGGCTGATCAGCACCAACCCGATCGCCGGCTTCAAGTTCACCGATTTCACCAAGGCCCGGATCCTGCCGAAACCATCGCGCCTTCGCGCCGTGCAGATCGAGGACGTGATCGAACAACTGGCCGATGGCTTCGACCGGGCGCCGCAGGACTGCATGCTGGCGCTGATGATGCTCTGCCACGGTACGAGGGTCGGTGAAACCCGGATGGCTCGATGGGCCCACCTGACCTTGGGTGAGCAGGGCGAGTGGTTCATCCCGGCCGAGAACACCAAGACCCGTTGCGAGCATCGGCTGCCTCTGACCCATCAGGTCTGCGCGCTGCTGGGGCGTTACAGGGAATGGCAGGCAGGGAAGGGCTACAAGGGCGCGTTCGTGTTCCCTGCACGGTTGGGCGGGTGCCTGAGTGATGGGCAGGCCTGCGCCGTGTTCACCCGGTTGGGCAAGGGCGAGTGGACAAGCCACGACCTGCGCAAGGTGGCCCGGACCGGCTGGACCGATCTCGGTGTGGACTTCCTCATCGGCGAGATGCTGGTGAACCACACGATGACCCGCAACGTGCAGACCTACATCCACACGTCCGCCGAACTGCTCAAGCGCGAAGCCCTGAACAAGTGGCACGAATGGTTAGACGGGAAAGGCTTCAGCCTGATTCACCGCTTGACCATGACTAGAAACGGAAATTCGCAGAATGCGGCCGAGGCCTTGTATGGCGCGGCTTCTAGCCAAATCACGAAACAATAAAAGGCGAGGTTTAAAAATGGATAAAAGAACACACGGCCCCGCCTTTGTGCGCCGCCAGATCCCGCTCACCGACTGCCCATCCTGTGCCGGGAAAGGGGTGATACAGGGCGTGTTTCATCAGCTCGACTGCATCGGTTGCCACGCTTCCGGCCTGGTGCACGCCGAAACGCTGGAGCCGCTGCCAGTAGATGATCTGATCGTTCAGCTGGGCATGCTGATCCGACAGGGCGGTCGCCCTGCGATTCTTCCGCCTGGTGCGCCGAAGTCCACCGCTGAGCTGTATCAGCAAACCAATACGCGCGGGCCTGGTGGCTCGTCGTTCAAGGGGGATTGAGGATGATTTACCAAAATATTCTGGGTGCGGTCGTATCTGCCCTCGCCGCCGAAGCCATCGACAACACCAGCACACAGGCATGGCAGAAGCTGTACAACTCTGTCGACGAAGAAGAGGGCGGCGACCTGGCGACATTGGTCCGCTCGCGTGGTGCCGACACCATGGATCGCAGAGAAGTGGACTGCTGGGTATCCGCCCGGCTGCACAGCGCGCTCGAGCAGAAGCACTGGGACGCGCTGGTGGCGAAGTACAGCACCCACAAAGGGTGCAAGGTGCAGGCCATCTCTGCATTGCAGACCCTCATTAGGACTCCAGCGTCAAAACTGTTTCTGTACAAGGCCACCACGGCCTGGGCTATCCCACAGCTCAAAGGAGCGCGGGTGAAGGTGGCAAAGTCCGTATCTGTTGAGATCCCGCTTGATGCGCCGGCATGGCGTCGGGAGTCGATGGTGCAGGCGGCGATATCGGCCGGGAAGGCCAAGGCGAAGAAGGATGAATCCAGATCTGCCGACATGATCGTGCTGAAGGACAGCTTCTACGACATGAACACCTGGGACAACGACGGTACTCCGGAGTCGACGCGGCGCCGGTGGCGGCAGGATATCGGCAAGGCTGCTGACGACCTGGTCAACGATGCGCTGGCGCACGCCGCCGAAATTCTAGGAGCAGAGGGTTTGATCATTGAGTGTGCCGCGTAATCGACTGTTGACATTACTGAGCGAATGAGCGAAATTTATCCCATCCTGTCATTCCTGCGCGTTGCAGAGGATCGACATTTAAAAGCCCGAGCATTGAGTCGGGCTTTTTGCTTTCTGTAATGCGGGTGAATGCGCAGGCTGATGCGCTAGGGATTCGTACTCCTGAGCCTTATGCCGGAGATCAGTACCGGTCATCTGCACCCATACCAAGCCTCGGCATTTGCCGGGGCTTTTTCGTTTTCGGCTCCACCACACCCATTGCTCCGAGCTGGGAGTGCTGCTGGAGCCGGATCTAATGCACTCCCCCAAAGGGAGGAATCGAGATGCCGAACATGCCTGAGAAGGATCCTGGTCTGTGGGCCGCAATGATTGCCTGGCTGCTGCTGCATCAGCCGCAGCTCTACGCCGCTGGCCTGTCGGTCGGTATTGCTGTTCTGCGCGTGATGTACGGCGGCGGCACTCGCCGTCAGATGTATCTGGAAGGCGCGCTGTGCGGCCTGGTCACGCTGTCGTTGGTGCCACTCCTTGAATGGATGGGCCTACCGCAAAGCATGGCCACGTTCGCCGGCGGCGCCGTTGGTTTTCTCGGCGTCGAGAAGGTGCGCGGTTACTACGATCGGGCAGCAGCTCGGAAGGTTGAAGGCTGATGGCCTGCTCTGGATGCGCTGCCCGCCGAGCGCGAGCAGCCAAGTGGCTGATGGTTGCAGCTGAGCGTGTCCGCCTCCTGACCGAGCGACAGATCGCGCCAGTGCAGCCCAGCCCGCCCGCCAAGAGCGAGCCGCCAACCGAGTAGAGCGCATGCCAGTCCGGCCACAACGACACAAGCCAGCGGCACCAGTCACGCCCAAGCATTCGACACCTGAGCAGCAGCGAGGCAATAGCAACTCCCGTGGCTACACCTACCGATGGCAGCAGGCGAGCAAGGGCTACCTGGCCAAGCATCCGCTCTGCGTCCACTGCCAGCAGGAAGGGAGAGTGGGAGCCGCGACTGAGGTCGACCACATCGTCCCGCACCGAGGCGACATGGTTCTGTTCTGGGATCGGACCAACTGGCAAGGGCTCTGCCGCCCGCACCACAGCAGGAAGACGGCCACGGAAGATGGTGGTTTCGGCAACGCCAGAGGCGGTCGTGATCGGTTCTGAGGCACGTCAACCGCGTGCTTCGGATGGAATGAAGCACGTCAACTCCCCGTTGTGGCACGTCACAGCCCCAAGGGGTGGGTCAGAAGTCTGGGCCTTTTTGCTTCCCGACCGCGCCCGAAGGCTTTTTTCGCGCCGTCAAAATTAGGATTTGAAAATAAAAGGGTGACAAATGACCAGAGGACGGAAGCCGACGGCCCCGCACCTCAAGGTTCTGGCTGGTACTGATCGCCCGGATCGCGAGGAAAAAGACGCGCCGGAGTTTGATCTCATCGAAGATTTTCCCGACCCGCCTCAGCACCTCAATGCAGACGGTGCAGAAATGTGGCGAAGCCTCGGTCGGCAACTTGTGAGTGCCAAGGTTCTCCAGGTCGTCGACTTGTATTCGCTCGAGCAGCTTTGCCACGCATGGCAGTGCTTTCGGAAAAAAGCCAAGGCCGACATGGAGGCGACCGCCGCCGAAACAACAGCATTGAAGGCGCTTTTCTCTGAGTTCGGCATGACGCCGGCCAGCCGCCGAAAGGTTTCTTCTGGAGGATCAGAAAAAAAGGGCAATCCCTTTGCCGGCAACGGCAGAAAGCAGGGAGCCAAATAACCGAATCACCTGAATTTTGGGGTAGGAATGCGTGATTTCGTAAAAATCGCGACCGACTACGCCAAGGCTGCGGTTGCCGATAAGAAGCGTAAAAGGCACGGAAAGCTGATTCGTCAGGCCGCACAGCGCTTTCTTGATGACCTGAAGCGGGCCAAAAAGAAGGATTGCCCTTTCCTTTTTGACTCCTGGCATGCGAATGACCCCTGCGACTTCATCGAAAAGCTGCATCACGTCGAGGGCAAGTGGGAAAAGCCGACGATCGTCATGCATCCGTCGCACATTTTCTTCGTGGTACAGCTGTTCGGCTTCCGCAAGCGCGAATCGGTGTACACCGAAGGGTGGGGTGATGATGGAAAATTTCATCCTCGCCGATTCACGTCGGCGCTGTTCGCCGTAGCGCGGAAGAATGCGAAAAGCACTCTGTCTTCAGCAATTCTTCTGTACTGCGAGTGCTGCGAACCGGAGGAGGGCGCGCAGATCGTCAGCGCGGCCACGACGTTCGGCCAGGCTGCGATCATCTTCAATGCCGCCAAGCGTATGGTCGAGAAAAACGCCGACCTGCGCGAATACTTCGGTCTAGAGGTTTGGGCAAAATCGATTAGCCGCGCTGAAACTGGTGCGAGTTTCAAGCCGATTCACGCAAAAGCGTCCACTCAGGACGGCTTGAACCCGTCGCATACGGGTCTTGATGAAATTCATGCGCACAAGACCGCTGACCTACTGAACGTTCTACAGTCTGCAGCTGGCGCCAGAGGCAACCCACTTTGGCTGTTTACCACTACTGAGGGATACACCAACCCGGGGCCGTGGGCAGAAATTCGGATGTTTGCGAAGAAGTTGCTTTCCGGCTTGTTTGGCACGACAGCCGATCACTACCTGGTGGTGTTCTACGCGGTCGACGACGAGGACAAAAGCCTCGGCATCAAGGCTGATGATGAGTTCGACGAGAGCTGCTGGATCAAAGCCAACCCGCTGATGGATGTGAACCCGCATTTGATGGCGGCAATTCGCAAGGAGGCGGTAGAGGCGAAGCAGATGCCATCCAAAATGGCTGAGTTTCGAATCAAACGGCTCAATCGACCTGCTTCAACGGCTGACGGCTGGGTCGACCTCAACAAGTGGCAACGCTGCGGCGGTGAGGTCGATCTTGAGTGGCTTTCACAGTATCCATGCTGGGGCGGACTGGACCTAGCTTCGACCACTGACCTCACATCGTTTCGATTGGTGTGGGACGTGGACGGCGTGCTCTACACCTACGGCTGGCGCTGGGCGCCAGAGAGTTCGGTTGCATTTCGAACCGAGCGCGGCACTGTTCCGTACGCATCGTGGGTCGAATCCGGCCTGCTCAAGCAAACCGAAGGCGATGTAACCGATTACGCCGTGATCGAAGCGGACGTGAAGTCGGTCTGCGCGCGTTTCAACGTGCAGGCGATCGCCTACGACAAATGGAACGCCAGTGATCTGGTCAATCGACTGGTGGCCGCCGAGTTGCCGATGATTGAGTTCATCCAGGGGCCCAAGTCCTACCACCCGGCTATGCAGGTGCTGGAGCGCGCTTACATTGCGGGTGCCTTTGCTCACGGCGGCGACATGATCCTCAACTGGTGCGCATCGAACCTGATCGCCAGGCGGGACGACAACATGAACATGGCGCCCGACAAAAAACGGTCGGCGGACAAGATCGACGATATGACCGCACTCCTTATGGCGATAGGTGTAGCGGGTGCCCACGTGGACACCGTGAACCTTGATGACTTCCTCAATCGACCAATGAGCATGTAATGGCAGATACCGACTACAGCATCGACCTGCGCACTCGCAGTCCATTCTGGGCGCGCCTGGCGAGCTTTTTCGTCGGAGGACGGCTGACATCGCCCAACCAAGGATCTCAAACCGGCCCTGTGTCGGCTTCAGGCACGGTGGGCGACTCAGTCGTCAACGACGAGCGATCGCTCCAGATATCCACGGTCTTCGCCTGCGTTCGCCTTATTTCCAGCGTGTCGGCATGTCTGCCGCTGGACGTCTTCGAGACCAAAGGCGATGACCGATCCAAAGTTGGCTTGGATAACCCGTTGGCGCGCCTGCTGCGCTACGCCCCGAACCAATTTATGACCGCGTTCGACTTCCGCGTAGCGATGACAATGCAGCTTTGCTACTACGGCAACGCTTATGCGCTGATCGAACGTAACGGTGTGGGCGACATCATCAGCCTGATACCACTCATGTCGGTAAACATGGACGTGAGGCTTGAAGGCAAGCGGATCGTATACCGGTACAAACGGGATGACGCTTACGCCGATTTCAAACAATCCGAGATCTTTCACCTGAAAGGGTTTGGATTTAACGGGCTGGTGGGTCTTTCCCCGATCGCTTTCGCAGCGAAAACGGCAGGTGTAGCCGTCGCGATGGAAGATCAGCAACGTGATTTCTATGCGAACGGTGCCAAGTCTCCCCAGATCCTCATGACGGGCGAGGGCAAGACACTGAGCAAGGTCCAGCGTGATCAGGTCGAGGCAAACTTCAAGGAAATCGCCGGCGGCCCGGTCAAAAAGCGGCTTTGGATCTTGGAGGCCGGCTTTACCACCCAGGCCATTGGTGTGAGCCCGCAGGACGCCGAAACGATGGCTGCCCGCAAGTTCCAGGTCGGCGAACTGGCCCGCTTCTTCGGCGTTCCGCCGCATCTGGTGGGTGATGTTGAAAAAACCACCAGTTGGGGATCTGGAATTGAGCAACAGAACATTGGTTTTCTTCAATACACCCTAGATCCCTACCTGAAAATTTGGGAAGGCTGCATTCAGCGGTGGCTGGTGAAACCCGCCGACGTCGGGCGGATTCACGCCGAGCATAATCTCGATGGATTGCTTCGTGGGGATTCGGCCGCGAGAGCGGCATTCATGGGGATCATGGCCGATAAGGGTCTTCGAACCCGTGATGAACTTAGGCGTTTGGACAATCTACCCTCTGTGCCTGGCGGTGATGTAGCGACGTGTCAGTCGCAGAACGTACCTCTTACCCAACTTGGAAAAACGAACCCCGCACCCAGCGGGGTTTAGTTTTTCTGGAGCTAACCAATGTCCAATATTCAAAAGACCTTGGCCTTCGAACAGGTCGAGATCAAGTTCGACTCCGCAGGAAAGACCGGCACCTTCGAGGGTTATGCCAGCGTGTTTGGTGTGGTCGACAGTGACGGCGACATCATCTTGCCGGGCGCCTTCAAGAAAGCGCTGGCCACGCAAAGCCGACAGGTTGGCATGTTCTTCAATCACCGAACCTGGGAGCTCCCCGTCGGTAAGTGGTTGAACCTTGAAGAGGACAGCAAAGGGCTGCTCACTCGTGGCGAGTTGACGCCGGGTCTTTCGGTGTCGACGGATTTGCGAGCGGCCATGGAACACAAGACCGTTGAAGGTATGTCGGTCGGTTTTACTGTCTTCAAAGATGACTTCGATCTGATCGACACCGGTCGCGCATTCAAGAATGTGCAGGCACTTCGCGAAATCAGCATCTGTACCTTTCCTGCCAATGAGCAGGCGACCATCGAATCCATGAAAAGCCTGGAATCGATCACCACTATTCGCGACATCGAGCATTGGCTGAGGGATTCGGCCGGGCTTTCGAAGTCGCAAGCACTGGGCCTCATTGCCCGGTTCAAGTCCGCAGTTCGGAGCGATTCCGAAGGTGGCGAAATTAACGCGCTCATCGAGCGCATCAAGTCCTTCCCATCTGTAGGAAACTGAACCATGTCCGAATTGGCCCAAATCCAAAAGGCAATCGAAGACGCGCAGAAGAACATGACCGAACTGTTCGATGCGCAAAAGAAAGAGATCACCAGCACAGGTGAAATCAGCAAAAAACTGCAAGGTGATCTGCAAACTGTTCAGGAAGAGTTGAAGACTGCAGGCACTCGGCTGTTTGACTTGGAATCTAAGCTGGCTGGCGGCGGTCTGGATAATCCGGAAACCAAGAAGTCGTTCGCCGAACGTGCTGCCGAAGATCTGAAGAAGAACTGGAACGGTTCAACTTCCGGCAAGGTCGACGTCAAGAGCTTCAGCAAGGCGCTCGGCTCCGGCAGCACCTCGGCAGGCGCACTGGTTCAACCACAGCAGAACCCGGGTATTTTGATGCCGGGCCTGCGTCGCCTGACAATCCGCGACTTGCTTGCTCAGGGGCGGACCTCTTCGAACGCCATCGAGTACGTGCGCGAAAACGTGTTCACCAACAGCGCAGCGCCGGTCGCCGAGGGTGCGCTGAAGCCAGAATCGCAACTGACCTTCACCAAGGAAACTGCAAACGTCAGAACCATCGCCCACTGGATCCAGGCCTCGCGCCAGATCATGGACGATGCCCCGATGCTTGAGTCCTACGTGAATGGTCGTTTGCTGTTTGGCCTGGATCTGGTTGAAGAAGGTCAGCTGCTCAACGGCGACGGTACCGGTGACAACCTGATTGGCCTGAACAAGGTGGCAACTGCTTACGACACCGCGCTCAACGCGACCGGTGACACCCGGGCGGACCAGATCGCTCACGCCATCTTCCAGACCAGCGAGTCCGAGTTCGAGGCTTCCGGCCTGATCCTCAATCCGCGCGATTGGCATGCCATTGCATTGCTGAAAGATGCTGATGGTCGTTACATCTTCGGAGGCCCAGCGGCTTTCGCGGCCAAGGTGATGTGGGGTCTGCCAGTGGTTGCGACGAAGGCTCAAGCCCAGGGTACCTTCACCGTAGGCGGCTTCGACCTGGCCTCGCAGATCTGGGATCGGATGGATGCAACCATCGAGATCAGCAACCAGGACCGCGATAACTTCGTGAAAAACATGCTGACCATCCTCTGCGAGGAGCGTTTGGCGATCACGCATTACCGCCCAACCGCCATTATCAAAGGCGCGTTCACCGTACCAACCCCATAACCACAGGGCTGGGGCAGGAAACTGCCCCGGAAGATTGCCATGACCAAAATTCGCGCATTACGGCAGTTCTCGCACTATCACGCGGGCAACTTTGATCAGTTCGAAGTTCGAGACGTGGCGGACGAATACGCTGAGGCCTTGATCGGAATGGATCTCGCTGAAGAAGTTGAGGCGGGTACCGATCAGCCTCCAGCGACACAGGCCACCCAAAGCTCTAAAAAGCCGGGTGCAAAAAAATGACCGTATCCGTTTCCGATCTGCTTTCAATTGAGCTGATGCGGAAGCACCTGCGCGTTGATTTTGAGGACGAGGATGATCTGATCACTCTCTACGCAGAATCTGCGCTGGCTTGGGCGCTGTGGTACTGCGACAACGACAAACTGATCGAGGTTGGTGACTTTCCTGCCTCTTTCAAGGCTGCGTTGCTATTGCTGCTCGGGCATTCGTTCGCGAACCGAGAGGCGGTTGAGATCGGCGCGAAGGGCGAAAAACTACCCCTTGGCGTTGAATCGTTGTTGTGGTCTTCCCGCAATTTTTCAGGCCCTGAACCAGTCGAGACGGCGCCATGAGAGCAGGTCGCTTGCGGCATCGAATCGACTTTGAAGAAAAGGCCCTTGTGCAAGACCCAAACAACGGCGAAATGATTCAAGGCTGGCGTCCAGTTCGTGAAAGGGTTCCGGCGGACTTCGAACCCTTGAGTTCCAAGGATTTGTTCGCCGCGCAGGCGGCGCAGTCCCAGGCTACGTGCAGGTTCGTGATTCGCCATTGGGCTGGGCTGCTGCCAACCATGCGGATCGTACATCGGGGGAAGGTTTACAGCATTGAGGGCGAGCCTCTACCTGATCGGGAATCCGGTTTGGAGTACCTCACGATCCTCACCAAGACGGGGGTGAACGATGGGTGACTACGTCCGGTTCAATCTCAAGGGCGCCGACGAGTTGTCCACCAGGTTCAAAGGATTGACCGAGGAAATGCGCCGCAAGGTGGTGCTGCCGGCAGCAAAGGATGCCATGGACATTGTGCTGCTTGACGCGAAGGACCGCGCAGCGCGGATCGATGACCCGGAAACCTCAAACTTCATCCCAGCCAACCTGGCCATGATCGAGCGCAAGGCGATCGGCGAGGAAGTCGGCGCCGTGGTCATTTCCGTGGGCGTGCGTATGCGCAAGCGCGGGCAGAAGGGCGGTAACACGTTCTACTGGTGGTGGGTTGAACTGGGCACCGAGAAGAACCGGGCAAAACCGTTCCTCCGGCCGGCCCTGGCCAACAACCGCGAGGCGCTGTTCAAGGAATTCCTCAGCTCGGCGAAGTACCAACTGATCAAGCTGGGAGTGAACTGATGACTGCACCCATTTTCACGGTGTGCGCCGCCGCGCCGGCGGTCACGGCGCTGCTCGGTACTGGGCCGACGCGACTGTACCCGCACGGCGAAGCACCGGAGGGGACAGCCAAACCCTACGCCGTCTGGCAGGTAGTCAGCGGCTCGCCGATCAACTACGTCAACGGTGTGCCGGACACGGACCGATACGGCCTGCAGGTTGACGTGTACGCCGATACGGCGTCCGCCGCCGGGTCTGTTGTGACGGCGATGCGCAATACCATCGCGCAACACGCGTACATCACCGCTTTTGGTGTCGACGGCAAGGACAAGGATACGCACAACTACCGCAAAGGCTTCGACGTCGCCTGGCTTGTGAGCCAGTAGGCGAAACCTGAAAGAACGACCCACTTCGGTGGGTTTTTTTATGCCCGCTCACAAGTGATTTCGAAGGAAATCGGGGAGTTTAAATTGACCATCAAGACCCAAGGCACGGACCTCTATGCCATCGACCCAGCCAGCAATACGTTGTTGGTGGTTGGCTGCTTCACCTCCCTGGACGGGATCGACACCAGCATCGCGCAGATCGAAACGACCTGCATGAACTCCAGTGCGCGGGAATATGAGGCCGGCCTGGCTGAACCAGGTTCCGCCTCGTTCGGCCTGAACATCGACCCACAATCGCCGGCTCATGTCCGCCTTCACCAGCTGAAGACCGCCGGCACCAAGCTGGTTTGGGCGATCGGCTGGTCTGACGGCCGCGTTATGGGTAGCAACGGCGATTTGACGGGTATTCCACCGACAATCAGCCTGCCAGGATCGGTGACGGCTCTGGCGGTAACTAATCCAGGCAGCGGCTACACCACCGCTCCCACCGTTTCACTGACTGGCGGCGGCGGTACTGGTGCCACTGCTACCGCAACAGTTTCCGGCGGTGAAGTGACTGGACTGACCATCACCAACCCGGGCAGCGGTTACACCACTGCACCAACCGTGGCATTCACCGGCGGCGCTGGCACCGGTGCAGCGGCTACCGCAGTGATCGACGCCGGCGTCGACTTCAACCTGCCGACCACCCGCACCTGGATCACCTTCGAGGGTTACATGAACAGCTTCCCGTTCAGCTTCGCGCTGAACGACGTTGTGAAGTCCACCGTCGGCATCCAAGTGTCCGGCGACCCGGTATTTGTCCCGAAAGTCATCACTCCATAAGGAAGCCCCATGGATCTCAGCATTAAAGCACTTACGGCTGCCGGCGCATTCGTCGCGCCGCCGGTGAAAAAGGACATCACCTGGCACGCCGGCGGCAAGGTTCAGAAAGCCTCGATCTACGTTCGACAGGAGTCGTTCGTTGAGCTGACCGAAGGCTGGAAGAACGAAGGGCAGGGTGCCGATCGTCTGGCCGCGCGCATCGCCTCCAACATCCTGAAGAAGGACGGCACGCCGGTATTCACTGTCGAGGACGTTCTCGGCTCCGAATCGTCCGGACACGGTCCGCTGTCTGCCGAGCTGACCATTGTGCTGCTCAACGCCGTTTCCGAAGCCAATGGCGCGGCGAAGGAAGACCAGCCAAAAAAATAGGGCCCGCCGAAGAGTTCTGGCATGAGCTGGCGCTCAACGGCATCGGCGGGCGCACGGTCGCCGAAGCGCAGGCAAACCTCAGCTACAACGAGGCGCTTTCGTGGATGGCTTATCGCGAGCAAAACGGCACGCTGAATCTGGGCCTGAAGATCGAGCGGGGTTTCGCCCTGCTCGCCACCATTCTCAACAACCTGCACGGCGGCAAGGCTACGTTCGACGAATTTCTGCCGAAGCGTGGCGAGGTGGTGGAAGAGGCAGAAGCCTCTGCGCAGGATCTGTTCAGGCTGCTGCAGTCGGTCAAGAGGTGATTTATGGCGGTTGATTCACTTGGCCAGCTGACGGTCGATCTGGTGGCCAACACCGGCGGCTTCGAAAAGGGCATGGACCGTGCCCAGCGTGCGCTGAAGTCGGCCACCAAGGAAGCGGCCTATCAGGCTGGTCAGCTCGACAAGCTGGTCGGCCAGATTGACCCGGTGATCGGGGCCTATGGCCGCCTCGACAAAATGGAAGAGCAGTTGCGTAAACACCGCGCTGCTGGTCGGCTCGATAATGCCGACTTCGACATGTACCTGGGCAAGCTGAAGGAGCAGCGTGACGCAGTCGAGAAGGTTGATCGCGTCATGGCCAAGAACGGCCAGACCGCCAAGCAATACGCAGCCAACCTGCGCGGCGTTCCGGCTCAGTTCACCGATATCGCCGTGTCGTTGCAGGCCGGTCAGAACCCGCTGACGGTTTTCCTCCAGCAGGGTGGCCAACTCAAGGACATGTTCGGCGGCGTGGTGCCGGCGGCCAAGGCCCTGGGTGGCTATGTGCTAGGTCTGGTGAACCCGTTCACTGTCGCGGCGGCAGCGGCGGCGGTACTGGCGCTGGCTTACAAGCAGGGTTCCGACGAGGCCACGGCGTTTAACACCTCGCTGGCGATGACGGGCAACACGGCCGGTACGACTGCGAACGGCTTGGCATCGATGGCCCGCCAGGTATCGAGCGTGGGCGGAACCGTCGGCAAAGCCTCCGAAGTTCTGGCGCAATTGGCGGCCTCCACCCGGATCCCTGTAGCGGCGTTTGAATCCATCACCGAGGCCGCAGTCAAGTACGAATCAGCGACTGGGATTGCAGCCAGTAAAACGGTTGAGAACTTCGAGAAGATCGCCAAGGACCCGGTTGCGGAAATTCTGAAACTCAACGAGTCGATGAACTTCCTGACGGCGACCACGTACGAAAACATCAAGTCGTTGCAGGAGCAGGGCAGGACTCAGGAAGCGGCCGCATTGGCGACCGCCACCTATGAGGACGGTCTGAATCGGACATCCACGTCCATCAAGCAGAACCTCGGCTACCTCGAGGCGAGCTGGGGCGCGGTCAAGAGTGCCGCCAAGGGGGCTTGGGATGCAGCGCTGAACGTCGGTCGTGAGGAAACGCTCGATCAGCAGATCGCCAAGCTCGACGAGCAACTGAACGCCATTGCGGATAACGCGGCAGCGCGTAACAAACGCAACACCAGAGGCAAACCGGCAGACCCGTTCAGCAATCTAACGCCGGATGACAGCTACCGCACGGAAGCTCTGGAACGGGAGAAAACCGAAAAGCTGCTGCTCAAGGCCGAGCAGGATCGTCGGGCATCAGCCAAAGGTTACGCTCAGCAGCAACAACAAGCCGCGCTGGATGACCAGCTCAAGCTGGACAAGCTCCGCAAGGAGACCGAGAGCAATGCCGACAAGCGAGCCAAGGAAACCGCTCAATATCGGCTGCTGGTCGAGCGGCGGGTAGCCCAAGCCAAAGCATCTGGCGATAAATCGCTGCTGATCTCTGCCGAGCAACAGGCGAAAGACCTCGCGGCGATCAACGAAAAATACAAGGATCCCAAGGCGGCGAAAACACCGGCGTACCGTGAGGATGCCGGCATCAAGGCACTGGATCAGGCGAAACAGCAATACGCCGTGCTTCAGCAGCAGAGCGCCCTGATCGGCGACCAGTCGGCGGCGAGCCAGAACCTTGGCACGAACGCGAAAAAGCTAGTCGAGTGGGAGCAGCAGCTCGCCGACATCAAGGGCAAGAAAACCCTTACCGCCGAACAGCAATCGCTGCTGGCCAGCCAGGAGCTGATCACCGCCCAGCTCAAGCGTAACGCTGCGCTCGAAACCGAGAACACGTTGCGTGAGAAAGGACTGGAGACCCGCCGCAAGTTGGCGGCGTTCGATGAGAACCTGAAAAGTCAGCTGTCCAGTGCTCAGCAAGGCCTCGACAACAACCTGGCCGGCATCGGCTTGGGTGACGAACAGCGCAAGCGGTTGCAGGAACAGCGCGCTATCCAGCAGTCGTATCAGTCGCAACAGGACAAACTGACCTCGGACTACAACAAGAGCAACAAGGACCAGTTCAGCACCGAGCTGTACGACAAGGAAACGCAGGCCCTAAAGTCGGCGCTCGACCAGCGCCTGGCAATGCAAACGCAGTATTACGCCGACGAGGACAAGGCACGCAGCGACTGGACACTGGGTGCATCCTCGGCGTTCGACAACTACCTCAATCAAGCGCGGGACGTGGCAGGGCAGGCGAAATCGGCCTTCACCTCGCTGTATGACGGGCTGACCGATGCGGCGGTGGACTGGGCTTTCGGTGCTGATCAGAGCTTCGGTGATGTTGCCAAGAGCTTTGCCCGCATGATTGCCAAGATGGCCTTGCAGTCGGCCGCCTCGAATGTGTTTTCCAGCATTGCTGGTAGTGCGCTTGGCGCTGCGCTCGGTAGTGGTGGCGGTGGTGCTGCGGCATCGGCTGGTAGTACCGCCGCCGGCTACTCGGCTGATGTCTTGTCGAAATGGCAAGGATTCGACGATGGTGGTTACACCGGTCCGGGCGGCAAATACGAACCAGCCGGCATCGTACATGGCGGCGAGGTCGTCATCCGCAAGGAAGTGGTTGATCAGCCGGGGATGAAGGAATACCTGACCCGCCTGAACAAACGTGGCTACGCAGACGGTGGTTATGTCGGTCTGTCTGGTGGTTCGTCGTCAGCACCGGCAGCGCCTGGACAGGTCGTCATCAATCAGTCGTTTCAGGTGCAGAATGCTGGCGATGGAGCTTCACAGCAGGACTCGCAGGCGCTTGGCCAGGCCTATGCCGATGTCGCAAGGCGCGGAGCCCAGCAGGAAATCGCCAAAGAAACTCAGCCCGGTGGGCAGATCTGGAGGCTTGTAAATGGCCGTTGAGACTTTCACCTGGTGCCCGCTGGTGTCTCCCACCAGCGCGCCGGAGTATCGGAACAGAACCTCGAAGTTCGGAAACGGGTATGAGCAGACCGTTGGAGATGGTCCGAACAATAGAGAGGACGAGTGGCCACTTACCTTCGTTGCAAAGGAAGCTGTAGCGCGTCAGATCAAGGACTTTCTTGATCGGCACGCTGGTAACAAATCGTTCTTCTGGACACCGCCGCTCGGGGATCTGTCGTTCTACCGAGCTTCGGCCCCGGCCGTCACGCCTCTCGGCGCCGGGATGTACTCCCTCGCAACGACATTCACGCAATCGTTTCAACCATAAGAGGCAATCATGCCGCTGATCAGTGACATTCAGGTACTTGAGCCTGGCAGCGAAGTGCTGCTCTTTGAATTGGACGGCACGGATTACGGCGCGGACGTTCTGCGCTTCCACGGGCACTCAATCCCCTACACGGCGGCCGAGTTGATCGCCGCCGGCGCCAATGCCGATCAGTTGCCGGCGAAGGCGATCTACTGGCAGGGCAACGAGTACGGCGCATGGCCGATGCAGATCGATGGCATCGAAGCGAATGGCGACGGCACAGCAGTTCGCCCAACCCTGTCGGTCGGCAACGTCAATGGGCGCATCACAGCGCTCTGTCTGGCGTTCGAGGATCTGCTCGAGTTCAAGCTGACGATGCGTCACACGCTGGGCACGTACCTGGACGCGGTGAACTTCCCGGCCGGCAACCCAACGGCAGACCCCACCCAAGAAACAATCGAGGTCTGGTACATCGACCAGAAAACGAACGAGGACGGGGAAACGGTCAGTTGGGAGTTGGCGAGCCCAGGCGATGTCGGTAACGAGTCAATCGGCCGGCAGGCTACGACGCTTTGTCACTGGTGCCTCACCGGCGGATACCGTGGGCCGAACTGTGGATACACCGGCCCGTACGTGACCAAGGACGGCATCATTACTGACAACCCTGAACTGGACGAGTGCGACGCCACATTGGGCAAGGGATGCATCCCGCGCTTCGGCGAGGGCAACCCGCTGCCATTTGGTGGTTTCCCGGCTGTTTCGCTGATCGCACGGAGCTGACATGCGCAAACACATTTTCAACGCGATCCAGGCGCACGCGGCGGCCGAGTACCCGAAAGAATGCTGCGGCCTGCTGCTGAGCATCGGTCGCAAACAGCAGTACTACCCGTGCCGCAATGTCTCGACCGAGCCGAACGAGGAATTCCGAATCAATCCGGAGGAATACGCAGCGGCCGAGGACGTCGGCGAGGTGATCGGGGTGGTGCACTCGCATCCGGACGCCACCAGCAGGCCGTCACCGCGCGACTTGGCCATGTGCGAGGCGACGGCCATGCCCTGGCACATCATCAGTTGGCCGGAGGGTGATCTGCGCACCGTCGTGCCGTCCGGTGAGGTCGCGCTGCTCAAGCGCCCATTTGTGCACGGCGCCTGGGACTGCTGGCAGGTCTGCGCTGACTGGTACAAACGCGAGTGGGGTCTAGAATTCGAATCCTTCAAGCGCTCAGACGGCTGGTGGGAGAGCAAGGACAACACCAGTTTGTACGAGGCGAACTATGAGGCCGCCGGCTTCTACCGGGTCGACCAGCCGCAACGCGGCGACATGATCGTGATGGAAGTGGGGCGCACGGTTTACCCGAACCATGCTGGGATATTCCTCGGCGCCGATCCGGCACTGCCCGGCGAGGATGCCTCGACGTTCGGCCCTGGCCCGTTCCTGCTGCACCACCTGTATGGCAGGCCGTCCGAGGTCATCGTTTTCGGTGGGCCGTGGCTCGAACGCACGCGGCTGATCCTTCGGCATAAAGACTCAAAGACCATTTCTATTGGAGCAGCGTTATGAGCAAAGTTACTTGCAGCGAAAGGAAAGACTCGAGAGGGGCCCCGGCATGGACTCTGTTGCCCGACGGTAGTTTTTCATTGGGCACAACACCGTCGAAAAACCACCATCTTGAAGAAGATCCGATCTAATCACCCGTCGGAAGATTTAGCAAAACGCCTATATTGGGTCGTTCACCAAATCCTCCGGTTAGCTTTGCACGGATCTCGAAACAGGCTTCTCCGGTAACCCCCTTTGCACGCATCTGGTTTACAAATTCCTTGGCTGCATTTTTCGGCAGGTAGCCGACCTTAAATGAATCGATATAAACAGCGCAGGCATTTTTGTCGTACGGGTTGCTGGGCTCCGTAACAATGTGTGCTTGAAGGTCATTTTCGTATGCAACTGACATGTGGTTTCGGATGTATCGTAACTCAGCTTGGTAATGTGATTCCCCGACGACGTTGAAGTTAAAATTGGTCGTTCCGTGAATCCGACCGGTTAGATTAGGAAGGTCTGCACGTTTTGGAGTTCCAGACTGTCGAGACATATTGCATTCCGCTTGCTAAGTGTGATTGGCTTTTGCGGATAATAGAGAGTGATGCAAAGCAGTGATACAGTCGGGAGAATTTCAGGAAGAGGAAGGATCATGCGAATCTGTATGGGGATTATGGTGATAGCGCTACTAACTGGGTGTTCCACCTCTCCAACTCCATCTGGTGTGGCAAAGCAGGCGCCGGCAAGTCAGTTGTCAGCTTTTCAATCAAAGCCGGTTGGTGCTTATGGCACTCTTCAAGTAATTCGGGATTCTGGGCACACCGGAAGCCTTTGTTCTATGGCGGTTTTCATCGACGGAAAACAGGCTGCCAAGCTAGACCCAGGTCAGAAAGCATCTTTCTATCTTCCACCTGATTCTGTGTCAGTTGGTGCGGCTTACACCGGATCTGGCATCTGCTCGATGGGCGCTGATCGAGTTGAGCGCGAAGCGATCGTGAAAGATGGGGTGGTCAAGAAGTACCGAGTATTCACCGGTGGTGATGGGCAGATAGACATACTTCCTACAACACTTTGAACTGACCGCCTACGGGCGGTTTTTTTATCGCCTGGAGAATGGCATGTACCATGCAGTTACCCATACCCCAATGACAAAAGTGATGCTTTCCGGCTCGCTTTCGAAGAAGTTTTTCCGCAGCAAGAAATTTTTCCTTGACGCTGGCTCTACGTCGGAAGTATTCCGCGCGCTCAACGCGACCATCGATGGTTTTTCCGAGGAAATCAAGCGGCTGGAGCGGCTTGGGCTCAACTTCGTTATTTTTAGGAACCGTGAAAATATTGGGATGGACGGATTTGATCTTGGCGGTACGCGTGAAGTTCGCATTGTCCCAGTGATTGGTGGCAGCAAGCGCGCTGGCGGTCTACAGACAATCATCGGTACGGTGATGATCGCCGCAGCATATGTGCTTTCGTTCACTCCCTTTGCCGCCGCATCCCCGTTCTTGTATGCAGCCGGTGCATCGATGGCGATCGGTGGGGTTGTGCAACTCCTCAGCCCGCAGGCAAAGGGTCTTTCTCAAAGCGCATCCGCAGAAAACGCCCCGTCCTACGCCTTCGGCAGCGCCAGGAACACCACGGCCAGCGGCAACCCGGTGCCGATCTGCATTGGCGAGCGCCGGTGGGGCGGGATGATCATCTCGGCCTCGATTCTGGCTGAAGACAAAGTGTAAGCAGGACAGCAGCACACCAACCGCCCACGAGGCGGTTTTTTATTGCCTGGAGGAAAGCATGGGCGCAGCGGAACAGATCGAGATCTACGGCGAGAAGGGCGGCAGCAGCAAGCCGAAGTCGCCGGTCGAAGCCAGCGACAGCCTGCGCTCGACCAACCTGGCAAAGCTGCTGATCGCCGTTGGCGAGGGTGAGTTCGACGCCGTACCAACTGAATACGACATCTACCTGGACAACACGCCGATCCGCGATGCCAGCGGCAACTACAACTTCCCGGGCGTGAAGTGGGATTGGCGCCCGGGCTCCGTGGATCAGACCTACATTCCGGGCATTCCGTCCGTGGAGAACGAGACGTCGTTGAACATCGAGCTGCGCAGTGATGCGCCGTGGGTTCGCTCGATCACCAACACCCAACTGTCTGCCGTGCGCATGCGTCTGGCCTGGCCAGCGCTTCAGAGCTCTGACGATCAGGGCAATATCGGCGGCTACCGGATCGAGTACGCCATCGACGTGGCCACCGACGGAGGCGCCTATCAGCAGGTGCTGGTGGACGCCGTCGACGGCAAGACCACCACGCGCTACGAGCGCTCGCGCCGAATCGATCTGCCGGACGCTACCACGGGCTGGCAGATTCGCGTGCGCCGCCTCACGCCGAACCAGAACAGCAACAAGATCGCCGACACCATGCTGGTGGCCGGTTACACCGAAGTGATCGACGCAAAGCTGCGCTACCCGAACACCGCGCTGCTCTATATCGAGTTCGACGCTGAGCAGTTCACCAACATCCCGGCCGTGACCGTGAAGTGCAAGGCCCGGCGCTGGATGGTGCCAAGCAACTACGACCCGATCCTGCGGACCTACACCGGGACGTGGGATGGTTCGATGAAGTCGGCCTGGACCAACAACCCGGCGTGGATCACCTACGGCACCTGCACTGAAGATCGTTTCGGCTTGGGCAAGCGGATCAAGCCGTGGATGGTCGACAAGTGGGAGCTATACCGGATCGCTCAGTACGCCGACCAACTGGTGCCGAACGGGCTCGGCGGTCAGGAGCCGCGCTTCCTCTGCGACATGAACCTGCAGGGCAAGGCCGATGCCTGGTCGCTGCTGCGCGACATCTCGGCAATTTACCGGGGCATGACCTACTGGGCTCAGGGCCAGCTGGTGATGCAAGCCGACATGCCGCGCGCGCAGGATTTCGACTACGTCTTCACCCGAGCCAACGTCATCGACGGGAAATTCTCGTACGGCAGCGCCTCGGCGAAGACCCGGTACACCCGTGCTCTGGTCAGCTACGACAACCCGGCCAACAACTATGACACCGACGTCATTCCGTTCGCCGACCTTGATCTGCAGCGCCGCTACGGCGACCGGCCTACAGAGCTGAGTGCCATTGGCTGCACCCGGGCCTCCGAAGCCCAGCGCCGGGGCAAGTGGGCGATCCTCAGCAACAACCAGGACCGCACCGTGTCGTTCAAGACCGGCATGGAGGGCGTCATCCCGCTGCCGGGTCATATCATCCCGGTGGCGGACTCGCTGCTGGCGGGTCGTGAAGTTGGCGGCCGGATCTCGGCGGTAGCGGTGCGGGTCATCACGCTCGATCGGGATACCCAGGCCAAGGCCGGTGACCGGCTGATCATCAACCTGCCCGGCGGGCGTGCTGAAGGTCGCACCGTGCAGAGCGTCAATGGCCGCGCCGTCACTGTAACGGTCGCCTACAGCGAGCCGCCGGTGGTGCAGCTGCAATGGGCGCTCGACGCGGATGACCTGGCGATCCCGCTTTACCGGGTGCTGCGCACCAAGCGGACCACCGAGGGTGACTACGAGATCAGCGCGTTGCAGTTCGAGCCGAGCAAGTTCGCGCACATCGACACCGGCGCACGCCTGGAAGAACGGCCGATCAGCGTGATACCGATCACCGTGGTTCCACCGCCGGCCAGCGTCACCCTGACGTCGACGTCCTCGGTTGTCCAGGGCTTATCCGTTGCCACCATGACCATCAGTTGGCCCGCCGTGGACGGCGCCGTCGGCTATGACGTGGAGTGGCGCAAGGACAGCGGCAACTGGATCAAGGTGCAGCGCACCGGGATGACCAACGTGGACGTGGTTGGCATTTACGCCGGCGCCTACGTGGCTCGCGTTCGGGCGGTGAGCGCCTTCGATATCTCGTCGATCTGGCGCAACTCGATCCTGACCAACCTCAGCGGAAAGCAGGGCCTGCCGCCGCCGGTGTCGTTTCTGACCCCGACCAGTCTTGTTTATGGCATCAGAATGGCGTGGGGCTTCCCACCAGGTGCTGAGGACACTCAGCGCACAGAAATCTGGTACAGCAAGACGACCTCGCGGGATGACGCAATCAAGCTCGGAGACTTTGCCTATCCCCAAGCCACGCATGAGATGCAGAACATACTGGCGGGGGCGAGCTTCTTCTTTTGGGCCCGCTTGGTGGACCGTATCGGAAACATCGGGCCGTGGTATCCGACTGGGATTGGAGTCAACGGGCAAGCAAGCTCAGACCAGTCTGAATACGAAGAATATTTCTCCGGACAAATTACAGACTCTGCACTTGGCAAGCATCTTGGCGATCGCATCAATCTCATTGACGGGCCGGCAGATTTGCCAGGCTCGGTCAATAACCGCATTCAGGTTGTCACTGGTGAGGTTGATGCGATCTCTGAAAAAGTTGATGGCGTATTCGCTCAGGTCAATCCGTCATTGGCGGGTGAGACCTCAGGCTTTGCGGGTTCGACTGAAGCCTTTGTAGGTGTCTGGTCTGAGCAGTCAGCGCGCATTGAGGATGGAATTGCGACAGGGAAACGAGTCGATACCGTCCAAGTTACAGTCAATAAAAATACCGCAGTTGTTCAGCAGGTCAGCCAGGCTCAGGTCGATCTGGATGGAAAGGCCTCAGCAATGTGGTCCGTGAAAATGCAGATCGATTCGAATGGTCGCTATGTTGCAGCCGGTATCGGGCTCGGCATCGAAAACGGCCCCGCCGGATTGCAAAGCCAGTTCATCGTAAGTGCCGATCGGTTTGCTGTGGTTAACACCATTACGGGCGGCCCTTTGGCTGTTCCGTTCGTAGTGCAGAACGGTCAAACGTTTATAAGTTCGGCGTTCATTGCTGACGGAACAATCACCAACGCCAAGATTGGTAGCTATATCAGTTCGACTAACTACGTTGCAGGCCAGCAGGGCTGGATTCTCAACAAGGACGGAACGTTGGAGATCAACGGCATCGTGCCAGGGCAGGGGCGACTGGTGATCAACTCACTGAATGTTTCGGTCTACGACGCCAACAACGTGCTGCGTGTTCGTCTCGGCTATTTGGGGTAATCAATGGCGCTATTTGGACTGCGTGTCTTTAACGAGAGCGGCCAGCTCGCTATGGACACCAACAGCTTCACCTACCAAGTGATCTGGCAAGGCGTGATCGACTTTAGCGGGTCGGTGCCCAGCTACACGATCAGCATTCCCGGGTTCAACCCGGCCAACTGCGTGTTCATGATCATCCCGACGCGCGCACAGGATGTGCAGTCGTCTGAAACGGACGGTCTCGGAAATTCGAAGTCCTATCCGTATGTGACTCCATCGGTTGGCCAGGTAGTTGTCCTTCCCAAAAACCCATCATCACCCGGCGGTACGACTCAGACACGAATCGTTGCCAAGGGGTATGCCATTAGGTTCGCCGCATGAGTTTTGGATTTCAAAGCATCAATGATGGTCTGCTCGTTCAGATCGATGCAGAAGCTCCCCGGCTCTGCATGTTGACCAGAGGATCGTATTCAGGGGTGGCTACGGCCACAGCTACTTTTGCCAGGGCTATTACCAGCCAAGACCCGCCGATGGTTTTCATCCGGCCAGATCAGGGCGGCCCGATTCAAGTACCGATTTCTGTCTGGTTTACGGGCGGGCCGGGCAACTGGACCGGTTTCGCGATGAATGCCTCAAAGGTCAGCGAAAATTTAAGTGGCCAGTATTTTGTCGCTGCCTGGGCGTCCATGGGCACGGCTACGTACGGTATGCGCCTTTGGGATCAGAACGGTGCACTGGTCTACGACAGCGGAGCGCCGGCGGTGGTGGTGACATACGCCGCCGGCAACTGGACGTACCTTGGAACGGAACAGCTCAGTGTTGGGCGTAGATATTTGTGGGGGATCAGTAAAAGCCTTGGGGTAGGGGAGTACGTATCCCTAAACCCATTCACGATGAACTGTCATAACGATGGTGTCGGAGGTGGGTGTGCTCTTGGAGTGGATTACGCAAACAATCGAATCATGATGTACAGCCTTGCTTTCACTGCATGGACTGATCAAGGCCACCGCCCATTCCTCTGCGCCAAATTGCTGGCCTGAATACTCAACGACATAAAGGAAAACCATGACAAAGCAGACGATCAATCTCGGCACTGCTCCTACGGGCGTGGGCGGCGATACGCCACGAAGTGCATTTACAAAAACTCAGAGTAACTTCGACGAGCTGTATATAGCGCTGGGCGCAAGCGGAAGCCCTGGAACTCTACCCACCGCACTCCCCGTTGCTCAAGGTGGTACTGGAGGGGCGACTCAGGCCGCCGCGCGCACTGGACTTGGTCTTGGGTCTGCCGCGATAGTTGATGTTGTAGGCTTGATGACCAACAGCGCAATTATTGAGAAAGGAAGTAACGCAAGCGGGAGTTGGACTAAATACTCAGACGGTACAATGATCTGTACCTTAACTTACGCGCTTGTGATCAACATAACTACCGTATACGGCGCTATATTTTATGGTGCGGTTCCTAGTCTGGCTTTTTCTCAGACATTTATTGCCACCCCGTCATTATCATATCAAGTTAAAGTCCCCGGCGGCGGTGGCTGGCTTGGACGGGATGACCTTGTAAGTACGGGTGCTACAGGAGGATCCATTGTCATATCTCCAGTTTCTCGCCCGGCCCAGAGCGTAGTCATGGACTACATCGCAGTAGGCCGCTGGAAAGCCTGATTGAATGATCGGAGAATGTATGAAGATATATTTAATACCGCAGCGCCGGGACGACACTCTTGAAGTAATCAAGAGCGGTGATGTTCTTACAGTGAACGGTGAAGTTTTTGACCTTTCGCCGATTGGGGAAGGTGACACGCTTCCGGCCGCCGCCGTAAAGTCGATTTGGTTCTGGGACAAAATTGAGCGCATCGACGGCGAGCTGATCCTGACACTGCTCTTCCCTAACCCTTGGAACTACAGCCAAGAGCAGGCTTTCCCGGTGCCGCTTGTGAACGTGCCTGATGGTCCTGTCGTTTTCCCTGCACCCTTGCCAATCACTGAAGCGGATTCGCCAGCCGAGGTCTCTCAATGAACATTGACTGGAGCCAACTCATCACCAAGGCGATGAAGGATGCGGCTATTCAGGCTGTCCAGCTGAGCGCGGCAAAGGCCGATCTTGCTGCGCGAAATGCGAAATCGGTCACTCAGATCGCCCGCATTCAAGACCGCGTCGATACGATCGGTTTCGGCATCGATATCGGTGAGGCCACCGCAGAGGACGAAGCCGAGCAGGCGGCTTTGCTGCTCACCTTGAAGGCGTGGAAAACCTACAAGTTCGAGCTGGGCAAAGTCACGGTGCAGCCAACCTGGTATCAAGCGCCAGTCTGGCCGGTTGAGCCGCCGATCCCTGAAATCATCGCCGCGCCATTGCTAGGCGAGTCAGAAATGATCTGACTTGAACTGAACACCGAAACCCGCCAGTGAGCGGGATTTTTTTTGCCCGGAGAAAAGTAATGCCTGTAACCGAGAAAGACCGCGACATCCTCGCGCGCACGCTATGGGGTGAGGCTCGCGGCGAAGGAACCGCCGGCCAGATCGCCGTGGCTTGGGCGATCAAAAACCGCGTCTTCGATGGAAAGGAAAAATCGTGGTGGGGGGAGGGCTACGCCGGTGTGTGCCAGAAGCCATACCAGTTCAGCTGCTGGAACAAAACTGACCCGAACTACCAGTTCCTGATCGGCGTGAAACAGATCCCGTTCCGCGAACTGGCGCAATGCCGAATCGCTGCTGACCAGGTGATCGACGGCAAGGTGCCAGATCCCACCAGCGGCGCCACGCATTACTACGCTACCAGCATCAAGGCACCGGCATGGTCGGCGAAGGCGAAGCAGACCCTGAAGCTGGGCGGGCACGTTTTTTTCAAGGACGTTCCGTGATGGCCGTGCCGTGTAAGTTGGTCGGAGTGTTGGCGCTGGCGCTGATCGGTGCCGGCAGCGCCTGGCAGTTTCAGGATTGGCGCTACGGGAAGCAGTTGGCCGAACAGGCACGGTTGAACGCCGAAGCCCTCAATCAGTTGACCCAAGCCGCGGCGACAGCGCAGCAGGCCGAGCAGGACAAGCGGCTGGCGCTCGAGCAGCGGCTGGCGGCCAGTGACAAAACTCACTCCGAGAAAATGACCAATGCTCAAAAACAACAGGCTCTTTTGCGCGATCGCCTTGCCACTTCTGATCTGCGGCTGTCAGTCCTCCTCGACGCAGGTTCAACCGGTGGCTGTTCAGTGCCTGCCACCGCCGGCGCCGGCGGCGTGGATCATGGCCCCGTACGAGCCGAACTTGACCCAGCGCATGCTCAACGAATTGTCGCCATCACAGACGAAGGTGACCGGGGATTGATTGCGCTTCAGGCCTGCCAAGGTTACGTCCGGTCAGTCTCACGCTGATGGGGGAAGGGGTCTTTGTATGGGCTATTGCCGCTGAGAATTCTTATCTGGGTAGTCAGCTCGCTGATGTGCCTGCCTTTCGCCATGAGCTCCCAGTTACTTTTGGTTTCGATATCAGTGGCTTTGCGGTTCGCATCGGCTGCCTCTGACTTCGCCGCTGCCAGTTGAGTGCGCAGCTGATCGCGCTCCGTTGCCGCAGCTGCATGCATCTCAACCAGTTTGTATATCTGCTCCCTGGCTTGGCGCAGTTGCAGGTTCAGTTCCTCGAATTCATTTTCGTAGAGGGCGAGCTGGTGCCGGCAGGTTTCGAGCGGCGTCGGGCAGCCGAGCCAGTCGTCGGTGTCTTCTATATAGAGGGGATCCAC